ATTAAACAATCTAGTCTAAATTTCTATGTTGCTTTAACTACTGTATTTAATTTTGGCGGTGAATCCATCGAAAGAGTACAAAGTGTTGATAGTGAGATTTTTACTTGTTATGAACACGCAAGGCGACACGCTTTGAGCATGATTAGAAAACATGGTTCTTTTGAAAATACAGCTTTTAGGGGAGACTCAATGAACTAATAAATCTACTTAAAATTAAAGGGGTCTTTTTAGACCCTTTTTTTTGTTCTAAATCTAACAAACTTCTAAGCTCTTTTAAGACCATCCAATAATTCAACTAATACCCTATAACCTATTTAATTTTTTAAGCTCTCTAATGAGCTCTAAAGAGCTTGTAAAGTGTAATTAACACTAAGTTATTTAATGAGAAGTTAAGGATTAACGAATACTACCTATCAAGAACACTTAAACCGCCATAGCTCAATTAGTTAGAGAGAAGCTGTAAAGTCTGTTAAGGGTTCTTAAATTAAAATACAGCTTCACAACTCTTTATTTTTCATTGTTCAAACTTAAAAAACTTTTCAAGACTTCAAAAACTTTTCAAACTTCACAATAAAAACTTCAAAGCTTTCAAAGTCTTTAAAATCTTTAGAGTTAGAACTATTTTTTATCAAGATTTATCAAGATTAAAAAGTCTTGATAAGGGGTAGGCAGAGTACCGCCCCCGGTCCCCCATATATATACTAAATCTTATACATTTCCAGGGATTTTCAAGTGTTAAGTTGGAGACTCAACAGGCTTGGTCGGGCTTGTGTAACTTTAAAGTCTATAAAGTACCTGTTATTGTGGGGGTGATACTTGTTACTATACAAACCCTGGGGGACCTAAAGGTATTATATAGGTATATTTCTAGTTTGTCAAGCCCTTTAGAGAATATATTCTTTTTTTTCTAAAAAACTTGACAAATTTCTATGAGTATGTATAATAAAAGTATGCATAACTTACCCTCACAACGTAAATTAACAGATAAACAACAAAGTTTTCTGAATAATCTTATTGAAACTAAGGGTGACTTAAAACTTTCAGCCGAACTTGCAGGGTACTCCGGCAATCACTATCAAGTATTACAATCATTAAAAGAGGAAGTAGTAGATTTAGCCCAAAACGTACTTGCAAGGGAAGCCCCTAAAGCTGCTTTTAAGTTAGTAGAGGTTATGACATCAGAAGATTCCATACCACAAGCTAATGTTAAACTACAAGCAGCACAGACAATCCTAGACCGTGTTGGTTTAGGTAAACATGATAGAGTAGACGTTAATCATAACGTTAATGGTGGGATATTTATTCTTCCAGAAAAAGAAACTATAAACCTAAAAGCAGAAGATGGAGACTATGAAGATATTTCTGACTGAAATAGAAGCTTATGGTACAACCTTTGCAGGTCCTAACATCGTAGCTTCCTCTTATGAGAAAGCAGAACTAGCAGCAGCTCAAAATCACTTAGTTGTTGTTGGGGAGTTAGACAGTATCTATGTGGATGATGAATTAGAAAAAGAACACTTAAATACAATACCCAAAGAAGATGATAGGATAGTACACTAATGTTATTAAATAGATTACAGTTTAGAAAAGGTGGTAAAGCTAAATCAAAAGTAAATGAAGCAGGTAACTATACTAAGCCTGGACTACGTAAAAGAATATTTCAACGAATTAAAGCAGGAACTAAAGGTGGTAAAGCAGGTCAGTGGTCTGCACGTAAAGCTCAGATGTTAGCCAAAGCATACAAGAAAGCTGGTGGAGGATACAAGTAATGTCACTGTTAAAGAAAGCTCAAAAGTCATTAGTCGAATGGGGCAAACAGAAATGGAGAACCTCCGATGGTTCTAAAAGTGAAGGTAAAAAAAGATACTTACCTGATAAAGCTTGGGATGCATTGAGTTCTTCAGAGAAAGCTGCAACCAACGCAGCAAAAGCTAAAGGCAATAAAGAAGGTAAACAACATGTACCTCAACCTAAAAAGACTGCAGAAAAGACAGCAAAGTATAGAATGGCTAAAGGTGGTAAAGTAGATGGTAGATTAAAACGAGCAGGAGTAAGTGGTTATAATCAACCCAAGCGTACTCCTAATCACCCTACTAAGTCACACATTGTTGTGGCTAAAGTTGGTGATAAAATTAAAACGATTAGATTTGGTGAGCAAGGAGCTAAGACTGCAGGTAAACCTAAAGCAGGTGAGTCAGCACGTATGAAAGCTAAACGTAAATCATTCAAAGCTAGACACGCTAAGAACATAGCCAAAGGTAAACTCTCAGCAGCTTATTGGGCTGACAAGGTGAAGTGGTAAAGTAATATGGGAAAACAAATAGGTAGTGACGAAAAGCCAGTTTCATTTAGAAACCACGTCTATAAAAAATCAGACAGTAAAGGAGCTAACCCTAGACCCGGATTCTATACACAAGACTATAGAGATAACTGGGATAGAATTTTTGGTAAAAAAAACAAAAAAGAGGATAAAGATTAAATAATGTATAAAGGTAACTATTGGGATGCGATAACAAAACAATTTTATAAGTGGGATAATTTATTAAAACTATTAAAAAAAAGAAATGGTAATACCCCCAGAGTATCTAAAAAAGAAAAGTAAAACAATTCCATTTGGTTATGAACTAAGTGAAATAGAAGGATACTTTAAACCCATACCTCAACAGCTAGAGGTTTTACATAAGTACCTTAATTTAATTCGAGAACAAAAATGTTCGTTACGAGAAGCTTCTAGTTTAATTGAGCAAGAAACAAATAGAAAACTAAGTCATGTTTCTTTAAAAAACTATATTGACAAAGGTCCGTCTTTAGAATCAAGACGTAAAAAAACTTTAGCTAAAAAGAAAAAAGAACTTGCTCAAGCAAAGAAAAAATTAAAAGAAAAAGAAACTAGATTAAAAACAGAACAAGAAGTTCTTAAGAAAGTTACAGAAAAAACAACATCTAAAGTTGTTACAGAAGATGAGTTACAAACAACCACGTCTTCTATACAAGAAACTTTAAAAAATTCTAAAATTATTTTTCACGCTAACGAAGGTCCACAGACAGACTTTCTTGCTGCGGGAGAAAAAGATGTTCTTTATGGTGGAGCTGCTGGTGGTGGTAAATCATATGCTATGATTATTGACCCATTAAGGTACTGCCATAAAAAAGCACATAGAGCTTTAATACTTAGAAGGTCTATGCCAGAACTTCGTGAGATGATTGACAAGTCTCGGGAGTTATACCCACAAGCATTTCCCGGTGCTAAGTTCAGAGAAGTTGAAAAGCTTTGGAATTTTCCCAGTGGTGCGAAGGTAGAGTTTGGTTTCCTTGAACGAGATGCAGACGTGTACAGGTATCAAGGACAAGCCTACTCTTGGATAGGGTTTGATGAGATTACTCATTTACCCACAGAGTTTAGCTGGAACTATCTAGCTTCACGACTTCGTACTACTGACCCCTCTATTACCACTTACTTACGCTGTACTGCCAACCCTGGTGGTGTAGGTTCTCATTGGGTAAAAAAAAGATACATAGAACCTGCAGAACACAACACAAGTTTCAAAGGAACAGACGGTCTTACACGTAAGTTTATTCCGGCTAAGTTAGCTGATAACCCCTACCTTGCAGAGGATGGTGTTTATGAGCAAATGCTTAAATCGTTACCACCGATTCAACGTAGACAATTGCTTGAAGGTAATTGGGATGTAGCAGAAGGTGCTGCATTTGTAGAGTTTAGTCCACAAGTACACATTATTACTCCTTTTCAAATACCCTTACCTTGGGAAAGAGTAAAAGGTATTGACTATGGTTACGCTTCAGAAAGCTGTTGTTTATGGGGAACTATTGATATAAATGATGGAACTTTAATAATTTATAGAGAATTATACAAAAAAGGCTTGACAGGTGAAGAATTAGGTGGTATAATAACAAGTATGGAACTTGAAGACCCTTTTTCGGTCTCAGGTGTATTAGATACAGCAGCATGGGCTAGAACAGGTACTACTGGACCTACTGTTGGTGAAGCTTTGATAAGAGCAGGTCATAAACTTAGACGTGCAGATAAAAATAGAATTCAAGGTAAAATTCAAATACACGAGTTTTTAAAAGTTAGAGAAAACGGTAGACCAAAGCTGCAAATATTTAATACTTGCCCTAATCTAATACGAGAACTACAAAGTATACCACTCTCTAAAACGAATCCAGAAGATGTAGATACACATGCATCTGACCACGCATATGATGCATTGCGTTATATGATAATGAGCCGACCAAGAATGGAAAGCCCACTAGAAAGAATGAGAGGATTGAAAAGAGATATCCATCAACCGGCTGATTCTACATTTGGATATTAAACTTTATGGCAGACAAGGATAATACATTTTTAAACGCTGATAACATCTACATGGATGTTGAAGGTGAAGCTGGTAAAACTCTTGACCTTGAAATAGAACAGCGTACTAATCTTGTAGGTATTATTAAATCTCGTTTTACTGTTGCAGAAGACTCTAGACGTTCAGATGAACATCGTTGGTTAAAAGCTTACGAAAACTACAGAGGACTTTACAACAAGTCTGTTAAATTTAGAGACTCAGAAAAATCTCGTATTTTTGTAAAGATTACTAAAACAAAAGTACTAGCTGCGTTTGGCCAGTTAGTAGATGTTATCTTTGGTACAGGTAAGTTTCCAATTGGTATTACTGAAACTAAAATACCAGAAGGTGAGTTAGCTAATGCTCATTTAGATGCACAAACAGCAGCACCTGGTATTGAAAATACTATGGGTGGCGGTGAGTTACCAGATGATATAGGTAATCGTGTAGAAAACCCATATGATATTGGTTATGAAGGAGACGGTAGAACTTTAAAACCTGGCACAACTTTTAGTAATGGAGTTATTGAAACTTCTTTAGAAGATAAAGTAGAAGACCAACTAGTTGAAGGATTTAGTCCTATTCCTACAGTTTTAGAAATTTCTCCTGCACAAAAAGCTGCACGAAGAATGGAAAAGCTTATTCATGACCAAATAGAAGAATCAAAAGGTTCTTCAGAAATTAGAAGTGCTCTTTTAGAATCTACTTTACTAGGTACAGGGATTGTAAAAGGACCATTTAACTTTAACAAAAAGCTTCATAAATGGGAAACTGATGAAGATGGTGAAAGAACTTATAACCCGTTAGAAGTTAGAGTACCTAGAATTGAGTTTGTTAGCTGTTGGGATTTTTATCCAGACCCCGGAGCTACTAGTATTGAAGAATGTGAATATGTAATTCACAGACACAAGCTAAACAAATCTCAACTTAGACAACT